TTGCTTAGTTTACGATGTGACCAAAGACCTTCACCCATGATAGCAAATACACGGTTACGAACTTCAGTCTCAGACATTTCCAATGAAATGATTAGTGGTGATTTACCTTGTTTCCATGCTTGTACCGCCATGTAAAGTGCAAACCAAGACTTACCAATTCCTGGATAAGCAAGGAACACACCTAACTGACCTGGAGTAATCCCAGCAGGAAGATAGTTGTCAAATCCTGGCAAACCAGTTTTGATACCAATTGAGCCTAATTCATTCTGACGAGCAAGGTTTTCAAAGTATGCAACAGCAGAATCAATATCAGTGGCATCAATGTCACGGATAACTGCTGTGTTCTTTTTTAGTTCTGATGTCTTCTGGATTAAGTCTTCCAGTGCCTTAGCACCCTGACCTGCTTGAACATCCGAAGCAGTAGTTCTAAGAACATCTTTAAGACTATCGTTTAGAAATTCTGCTTGTAGTTCTTCTAGGTGATATTTGGTAGCCCCTACTTCATCTATAGGCGTAAAGTCACGGAACTTGTCAACCACTAAAGATACTGGTGGAACTGTACCATTGGTCTCAGAGTAGTTACGAATAAAAGTCCAAATGTCATTATGGGTTCTTAAGATGTTATCCACATTTGCTTGTAGCAAAACGTGTACTTGTTTGTCTGCTAGTACAGCAGAGATTAGTTTTGATTCTGTATTATTCACTGAGCCACTCTTTCGCTTTCAGTCTACGTTCTTGACGTTCTTGTAAATCTTGTTGTACTTGTTTACGTTTGTAAACAATGTGGTCTGCATAATTTGCAAAGTATTTCCACGATGGATTGTCTGCTACATCAAAATAATATTGTAGTAGGTCGTAGCATTCTGGTATGCCATAAGATTCAATGAGTGCATCTGCAGCCCATTGTTCAACATTTAAATTTAGGGATGGCTTTTCTTCGTACTTTGCAGTATGGAGTTTACTGTAACGACTAAGCAAAGCCATACGGTCTTTGCGGTCAGCCATTACTTATTGTCAGCCTCTTCTACAGATTCCTTGACCTTTTCAGCCAACTTTGCTTCAACAAATGCATAGACACGTTCAAATGCATCGTTGGTATTTTCGCCATCACGCTTACTATCTGATACAGATAGGTCAATACGGAGCGATTGGAAGTTACCTAGATTAAGCGTATAGCCTAATCCTACTGTAACCTTAGTCTCATCGTTATTCATACCCTGTGTCCTTTCAAGAACATTAAATTGATTCATTCCAAATAGGCACAAATCTGCCATCATCGGTCTTTGTATATACCAGTATACCATCGCCCATACGTCTTGTCAACTCTTGTTTTGTAGGCGTTACATCGTTGGTTATTAGTTTATCTTTTCTTGGTCTACCGTGGTGGTAGGAAGCAAGTATATCACGAATTTCTCTTACTTGTGACTCGGAATAGTAAGAACGAACCTGCCAGCCCCTCTCTCCGCCCTTCTGTGACCCCATAGGGAAGGGAATAACACCTTTTAGCATTAATGCTGGCATATATTTTTTATGCCTATTTACGAGTTCTGCGGTCTGTCCTACAGTGTATGCTCTTTGTCTATTCTTCTTAAAATCACTAACTAAACAACTTTCAATTTGGTCTTTTATAATATTATAAACAGACATTATTCCATTGGAGTTATTCATGTGATATACACGGACAAGGCTTCCATTAAGAAACCAAACTTTTTTATTACCTGGAATAACAGGAGCAGCATTGTATTGCTCCATTGTTTGAGCAGCCATCAGATTCCTATGCTGTTGGACCTATTGCAAGTAAATTGATAGACATATCTACACCACTTGTTTTTTTCTCTAGCCATCTAACATTTATATCGCAGGTAGTTGCTGTAACATTTGAAACAAGAATTGTGCATCCTGCAGCAGAAGTAGTATTTTTTGCTTTTGCAGTAACAATAACAATTGGAGTATTGGAAAAACCAGAAAAAGTTGGTGATGGAACTGCAACAGTAGTGCTGACCTCGGCAGAAGTTGCAGGAATAGATATTTCCATTGCGTGTGTTTTTAACTTATTTGAAATAACTGATTGATTTAAAATAGATGATGCAGCATTTGTGGAAGTTTGGCTGATAACACCATCGTGATAATTGACCTGTGTGACCAACTGATTGATAAAGTCATAGTCTATTGGCTGATTTGTTCCTGGCATTTGTACTGTTGTCATAAGAATATTATACCATAGAAGCAGTTGTTGGGCAACTGCTATACAATGGTTCCACCATCTAGGGTAATAGGAATGCTTCTTAATTCTGTTTTAAATAAGAATGTTGCCTCATTATCTATAATAGTTCCAACAAATTTTGGAAAGGTTTCGGCAGTTACCCCAATTTGCACATACTTTGCACCTGGCGGTATTTCTATATCAACAAGCGATTTGTAGACTGCTTTTGGATACTGTATCCAGTTTGTTGATAGTTGAGTTCCCTCATTTGGTGGGGTTGACAAATAATACCATTTTAAATAAACATCAAAATAGTTTAGGTCTATGGAGTCTGGCATACTCCAAGATATTTGCAATCTTTGTTTGTCGCTTACGTTATCTATTTGCGTAAGTTGATACCTTACTGGACTTGCTGCCACCAATGATGCAATACTATTTGTTAGACCAACCACATAATTTTTTGACCATCCCGAATACTGCGTGTTATCTTTTGACTTAATTCTATATCTAAATACATATTCCCCACTATCTTTAATTGCTGGCAAGTCTGCTTGTTTAATTATTACTCTTTTAATTCCATCGTCTGCCATTTTATATCCCAACTACAAATTGAAATTGTATTGTTTGCTGTGCATTTTCTTCTTTAGTTATGGTTAAATTATTTGTATTTTTAATTACAGTATATCCAGTCAGACCGTATAGTGGATTATTGCTTGTTACATAATTAAATGATATTGTGTCGAATGCCAACAGATAGTTTGAACTTGGTGTGCCACCAGATAATACCGAAGAATATATTTTAACAAACTTAACTTCATCCCAATCAAACTGGTCAGAACTTTCTAGTTCACTTATTTTTTTAGTAAATACTACATATCTATTTTTAGTAAAATCTTGCTGACTACTTGTTAATATTGCATGAAATCTTTTATATTTGTATGTACTTGTAGAACTTCCAGAACTATCAATAGTTGCAAATTCTAGTAAAACCCTAACCTCATCTGGTGCTGCAGTTGCTGGAGCCTTATTCACTATAGATAGAGCAAGTTTTATTTCATCACTTGGGGAGGCTTCTTTAAGTTTTGATAAAGAAATGTTTGAGATTTCTATATGATTGGTTGTTCCGCTTGGAGTTAGTTTTCCACTAGATACTGTAAAAGCAGCATTATTTCCATAAACAAAATAAGAGTTGTTATAGAATCTTGGTCTTTCTTGTCTATTGATTCTTGTTGCGTTATTAAAAACAACATTGTTTGCATTTGCTTCAAATACTGGGTCTGTTACTGTAATTTCATTTGTAAGACTTCCATCATCTAGGGCAGTACTCTTAAAAAGAATATCTGAAACATTTGTTGATGAGTGATAGGACCAAGTTTCTGTTGAAAAATCAAAAAGTGTTCGGCTATTAACTTTTGCAGTATTATCACTAACATCTGAAAATATTCCAATCTCGCTAATCTCGTATCTATTTGTTGTTGGCAAATCAGCAGAGAACATAATTTTGGAAAGTCCATTTTCAACAAAACTATTTTTAGTTGTAATTGGAATCCTAAACATTTCCAAGTCTAAAGATGTTTTATTTGAAAAATCTAAAATTACTTTTGGAGATGGACTTAGAGATGCTAGTGTCCTTACTGTGTTATCACCAATAACAAACTTAAAACTATTTGAGGCTATGCTTGTTATTAGCCAAGTTCCAATATATATACTTGCAATATTGCTGCCACCTGTATTATATATTTTTACATAATCTCCTGCCTGAAAATCGTGGTTTGTGGATGTAATTATTTTTGCATAACCAGTTCCAGCATTTGCAGTGGATGATTCTGTTGATGCAATATCTACACTAAATGTAGTTCTTGGTCTTGCCCCAGCACCAACAGCAATATATGATGCATAGGAAATAGTTCCATTTGCTAGGGATTTTCCCAAAATTTCTTTTCCTTTTGAAGTAATCATTATGAATATATTGTATCATTAAGTTCTGTCTCGTATTTCCAAAACTCAATTTCTACCTCGTCCCCATCTCTAACGTTGACTGTATTAATAACTAAATTATTAGACTCATCCAAATAAACAGTTTTTCCCTGTGGACCTGTTCCAACCTTTGGGGTATATATGTCTAAAGTAGAATAAAAGGTTGATTGTAGATTATTTTGGGCACTAGACGAAGAAATAAGATTCTGTGGATTAGTCTGTGTTTCTGTAACTGTGACATCAACTGCTGAATTGTTGCTATTGTCTATGTGACTACTTACAATAATTAAATTAGTATCACTATAGTCCAATACCTCTCCAGGATTTAGGGTTCCTAGAACAATGTCCTCTAATGATTTGTAGTTTGGAATATTTGCTGTATCCACAAATAAGTTAGATGTTGCAATTTTTATACTTGTTGCAGTAGTGTTTGCTTTAGCAGTTGTTGCTGTAATATTTGAAATATTATTTGATGTTATTGGTTTTGCACTAATGATTGCCATTATGATACCTCGCTTAAAAATAGTGTTTGTGAAGGACCATTAGTATCTACCGAATGATTAATAGCATAAACAACAAACCTAGAATCTGAAGGTATTTGAACATATTCATTATTTGTATCTTTGAATAT